AAGTACATCAGTCAGTCTGTTGTTCCTTAATTCCTGCAAATAGACCAGTCGCTGAACCTCGCTACCCCCCCAATAGTAGTCGTAAAGGGGGTTGGGACAGATTTGCACAAAGGGTAATTCGCCTTTGAGAAACAATTCTTCCCCAGAACGGTCGTAAACAATGATGTCTGGGTCTGCTTTGGTGACCACTTGGTAGTCTTGGGTATCGTCATTCCACACCCAAAGCTCTGTCATCTCCACTGTATCCTCTGCAACCATTGCTTTATAACGGTTTTGCCCCGATAAATCGAGGTTCACATTACCGTAGAGCTGAGGATTGGTCTGCGACATCAGGATACGCTCCATGCCGTTAGCCACTTCAGTCCTCTCATGGACTACCAGAGACAAGCGTTTGACAATTGCATCCCGTCTAGGATGGTTGTAGAGGCGGTCATAGAGTTCTGATTTGGTAATGTAGTACGTGTGTACTAAGGCTTCTTGTCGGTCAGTGTAAGTGGTATCTTCTCTGAGGACACCGATACACTGAGGCTCAACCACGTAGGGGTGAGGTTCACCATTACGCATGATGAGTTTGACAAAACAAGAGTTGTAAACCAGTGCCCAAGTGGTGGCTGTAGAGAACACTTGGTCAGCGTTGCTATTTAGCCACTCATCATTGAGAGCACGGGTCAATACGGGTACTTTGGCTTGTTCACTGTCGGGGACTGCTGCCCCCGTGTTGATAGAGAATCTGGTGGTTTCAGCCGAGTAAAGAAAAGACGTGAGCTGGTCTAGGTGAGGAAAGATTTTGTTGTAGATGGCAGGAGCTTGACTAGGGCCATTTCCAAACAGATACCAAGAGCGGAGGTTTTGGTAATCAGTCTTTCTTTCGTTGACAGAGACGGTGCATTTACGAATCAAGTCTAGATAAAACTCTTCTCTGTCTAAATCATTACTCGGTATTCTCATTTATCCACCTGTAAGTTTTGATGGTCTTTCATAGACCCGTTCCCCGCTATCGGACCTGCTAGTCTACCAGTTGGCGAGGCTTGATGGGGCAAAATACTGACTGCCTCATCCTTGACTGGCCTGAACTGCCCACCCATCACAGAGTTCATACTGATACTGCCTTGAGCACCCCACATGGCTGCGTCACCAGGGCGAGCCTCTCTGGGAAGAGCTGGTGGTTTAGGTCCTTGTGCCAATATCTGACGCTCTTTCTCAGCTTGAGCACCCTCAACAAAATCCAACTCTTTCTGTGTGAGTTCGTTGTTTCTAGTGAGATACCCTGTCTGGTGTTCACCTGCACGGGTACTCTTAATATCCGTCATTTGAAAGTCTTTGGCAAGTCCTTTTAGGCTTTCATCTGCCTTTTTTGTTCTATCACTTCTGGTTCCTACAGGCTTTAAGTGCACGATGGATATTTGTGCTTTGCACATTTTCATAGGGCACTGGGGTTCCCAAGCCTCAAATATGCCGTGACTTTCACAAAAGTAGTCTCTAAGAATTGCCATTTTTACCCTCTTTCATCTAAGTTTTTGTCACTGTAGTCGTGACGGTTTGCCATACCTACCTTCAATTTAATCCCGTCTCTGGTCATCACCAGCTTCTGACTGGGCATGTGGGGGCTGTACGCCTCTTTTCGATAGTCCACATACCGAGTGTTATCCCGCCTTTTCATCACCCGCACACGCCCCTCTTTCCACTCTCTGTAGGCTTTGTTCACCCTTATTTGGACCAACTCTGTCAGGGGCTGACACTCCTCTAAGAATACATCCCTGATATGGGCACTGGAGAGGCCACAGAGGTCCGCAAAGAGAGGGATGGATATGCCCCTATCCTTGTCCATTAAAAAGCGTTTAATCTGCCTTTTAAGTTCAGCTTTGGGGAGAAGGACGTTTTGATGCTCCATAGATGCCTATGTGTTTAAGGTAATTAGAAACATTCTTGCCAACAGCAATCTCTTCAGGTGTCATCGTCTCTTGTGACCTACTGACCTCACGGGTAATCTTCATCTGTAAAAGTCTAGGTTGCAACTGCTCGGCATACGCTGCAACAGCCAGTGCACAGGCTATGACTCTGTCATCCTTGCCACGCCCAGGCGCACCAATAAACCCTTGCTCACGGACAATGCCTTTCATCTCATCCAAAGTGTCCATCGAGACAATGTTCATCATGCCACGCTCAAAATAATCTTTCATGTAGTTGAGCATCCGCTCCTTGCTACTAGCAGTGGTTAACCAGTACATAGAGTTGCCTGGACCCGTCATTGAGTCGTTCCTTCTCCAGATGTAATTGGTCATGCTTCCCAAGACATCTTCCAGTCCACGACCTAAGTCTCCAGTGGTATTGGCTGCTTGTCTCTTCAAGTTCTTCATCTCATTGATGACCGCCTGACCAGGGCCGTTAATCTCAAGGTTCAAGGTACTGTTCTTGTACGCACCGCCCAGATGGGCAATCACCCACGCAAACTGGTAGGTGTTCATCTCAGAGGTGGCAAACTCAGCTACTTGGTCCAGACCATCAGCATAGCATCGGAACACCTGTATGCAAAATCTGTCTGCCCAATCGGAGCTTCCGTAAGCAGGGTCTGCTCCAATAACATAGTAAGCTGTATCGACTGGTTCTTCCCAGATTTTAAGAGTGGACAGTCGTTCTGTGGATTTGAGCACTTCGGTGTCTTGGAACATTTGACCGAAAGCGTAACGGTAGCCGTCATACAAAACCCTCTTACTTTCTTTGGCAGCGTCTGTGCATCTTGAGTTAGAAAAGAAACTGGTCCCTGTCATCACAAAAGCATAATCTTCTGTAGGTGGAAACTCCTGGTACATCAGGCTTTCATCTTTGATGCCCTCAGCCATCTTCCACCGCCACCAAGCCATCTGTCTAGAGTTAATCTCCACCCCGTAGAGCTTCTTGATGTCCTTGACCCACTCTTTCTCTTCACCCTTTAACTTGCCGTCCCAGTACACCTTGTAGATATTGGAGTCGGCAGGGACTGAATAGTATTCATTACGCCACCAGCCACAGAAGATTGCCCTCTGTGTCTTGGCTCTCTTAGCCGTCTTGTACATGTCGTGGAACATGTTAAAGCCCTGAGCCGTACTCTCAAACATGTAAAGTCTCTCAGGGTTCTTCTCAGCTAACGAGGCGATGAGAGAAGCGAGTCCTTCTTCATTTCCCCAAGAGGCTGTCTCGGTCCCGTGTAAGTAAGTGATAGCCTTACCTTGCCCCAATCGACTCTTATTTCCAGCGATTTGGTAAAAGATTCTAGAACGATTCTTAAGAACCATTTGGTTTCTATTGTGGGCCACCAAAGGAATCTTGTACTCCTTGGGTAAGCCTTCAATGTACATTGCCAGAGTAGAGCGGAACATATCTCTATTCTCTTCTGTGTCTGCAACAAGAGTCCCCTGCCAACCAGGATGGGTAAACTGCCAATAAAGGTCAAGAGCCAGACTAACAGTAGTAATACCCAACTGACGACCCTTAAGAATAACGAAAAAATGTACGTCATCAGCCAACCCTTTCGTCATCTCTTCCATTACATACGTCTGAGTCCCCAAGAGGTTACCCATTTTCTTGAGGCCCTCCTCTTTAGTCTCAATCTTGAGTTCTGAACAAAACTTATAAAAGTTCTTGAGGTTAAAGTTCACTCTTGTGCCTTTGGAGTTTCAAACACCAATTCACCACTGGGGGCCACCAAACGCTCTCCTTGCCACTCAGGAGCACCCTCCGTAGCCCACTGAGATTCTTTGCTAAAAGACTCATGGTAAGGCGTTTTAAACGTGTCTGGGTAATGCAATTGTTGGTCAGTGGTATTGACGCTTGCCTGGGGAGCTTGTCCCTGTTGTAACGACAAATAATAACCTTTCATATCGTAATCAGGGTATTTGTCATTAGGATTGTATGGAACTTGATTGGCTTGCACCCATTGGGTAAACGCTGCTTCTTGTTCAGGACTCAACTGGGTCATCTGCTGTTGCCAATTGGGTTGAGAATAAGCCAAGTTTCTCTGCAACAACTTCTGGCGGTAATCTGCATACCTTTGTTGTTCAAGTAAATCCATTATTTCTTGTTCAGTAGCCATCGGGTTTACCCATCCTTTCTTCTGTCCAGTTTGCTATCTCGTGCTTAACATCTTTGTTTCTAGCACAAGAAATCAATTCCTTGTAAAACAACTCAGAATACTTCTCTTTCCACTCGGCTGCTAACTTCCTCTTGCTACTGGGCTTAATGCACTGTATGGCACGCTGCATCTCCCTCTTGAGCTTCATACGAGAGTTGTACAACTGCTCTTGCATATCCTTCTCTGTATCCATATTCAATAGCCTCTGCAACCAAAACTTCTCTCTCCGCTTGCGTGACACAAAGCCTCACCCAAAGAGCCCTACACAGCTCTCTAAGCTCGTCCTCATCCTCCCACAAGAGATTACTCAATATTTTCCCCCATAAACCTCAATAACACCCTACAGGCCAGCGTCACATCATCCAACTCCCCATAAGACTGACAGTCACTCATCGTGTCCCTGAGCCTCCAAACCATGTACTGGTCCAACAAGTCCGTAGCCGTCAACTTGTGACTGCCCGTCAACACAAATTGTTCACTAGGAAAACTCTTCACCTTACCGCCTGTGCTCATGCTGTCCTCCATACTCTCACCACATCACCCTCGGTCCTACACGTGTACTTACACCCCAATCTCTTACTCGCCCTGTAGTTGGCATTCATCACCTTCTGCCTCGCCTCCACAGGCACAGTAAAACTGTCCCCCACATCCATCTCTTCATACGGATACGCATACACCACTCTTGGCAACGGTATACTTATCTTCTTCTCTATCGCTAGTTCTGTAACCATATCACTCCCTCTACTAATAACGCTACTATACACGTAAAAAAAGAGCTATGCAATGGTTAGTTACATAGCTCAAGCCCGTCAATCAGTGGCAACTGCGGGAAACATAAATTTATTTGGGGGGGGCGAGATGTGAAGTGCACGCCCACACAGCATCCAAGTCCCATCACATGACCTGCTGCAACATGTCTAGATGCGCTCTTACATGAGACAAGCCCTTTCCCCTTTCCATGTTCAGACATGCTCTGATGACACGCTCTGGCATGCGATACAGGGCTTGGCATGGTGTCCCTATATATGGTCATGGGTGAGCGAGAGGTGCAATACCCTCTTTGTCTCACACTGATTGGCCATGCTCTTGCTTAATATATAAAGACATGACCACACAAATACCCTCTTTCTTTATATAAGTATATCACCTCAATACTTACAACACACTTACACATTATCTTTACACAATATTTACACTAATATAGGGTTATCACTAATAGAGATATAATCAAATAACCCGATAATCGTATACATGTAAGAGACAAGCTCTTACATAATTTCCTAATCAACTCAAGAGGTTTAACATGACAATCACTAAAAAAGCACTCAAGGTTATCAACTCTGAACTCAACTCTGTTGCTGTTGCTCACATGATGCTTAACGATGCAATCACGGACAACAACAAAACTCTCATGCTCTTGTGGGCACAACACGGGTTGAGAGCAACTCAAAAACTCAACGAGTTCGGTATTAAACCAGATGCGGGCAACGGGGGTACATTCGAATATTACGTCAACAAGTATTCTCACCTCGAACTTGCTTAAATAACAGCCTCAAGCCTTTATAGAGGGCTTGGGGATGCTATTTTGCATCGTAATCTAATTGGAGTCCTACCAATGAATAAAAATCTAATCTTACTTGCCCGTCAATTACGCAAATCAATTGGTGCACATTACCGAATGATTGGTAATTCAAATTTGACTAATGATGCGTTTCAAGATGCAAGAACTAAAAATGATGAGGCTGTATCACTTGCAAAGTATTTGATTCAATCTTTAGAGAATCGTCATCAAGCCGAACTGTTTGCACATCAAGTCGGCATGCCAGGTTATTTTTACGCATACAGCGTTTAAGGGGTTAATTATGACATTCGCATTCATTCCTAAAGGCAATTACAAAATTGGTCAAATCATTACCGTACACGGTGAAAAGATGAGAGTTGAGAGCTACACACACACGGGTAAAAACGTGACTGTACACACTTTAGAGGGTGCACCCAAGTTCAAGCGTATTGTGTGCATCTGTACCGATTCAAAGCCTATTGAAGCCGTTCTTAGTTGATTTCAACTGTTAGCCCTTGCAAGAGGGTTAACGGGTGCAATCCGCATCATTAACTTAATTGGAGTCCTACCATGTCAAGAGCTATCATTACCAAGTATTTGAGTGCAACCAATACCAAAAGTTCACGCATCAAGGCCACTGTGCCAAATACAAATTGGAGCGTTACAGTGCCTTATGACCACAGCTATTCTTATGAAATGGTGCATTTTGAAGCTGTTAAGGCATTGGTTGAAAAATATTCACTTAATTGGATATTTACCCCCTTGCGCTGTGCCAGCTTAGACCACGGAGATTCTTACGTGTTCCTAAGTGCTGGCATGACTGACACAGCTACTGGCAAAGTATACGAGCACGGGCAAGTAGTAACAGCTTAACTGTTAAGGGGCTTATATAGCCCCTTTACGGGTGCGCTGTTGCACTATTTAATGGAGTCCTACCATGAATTATCATATAAGCGTTTGGCATAACTCAGCAACTGAGGGAACACATCAAGCCGTTTTACTCTCAGCAAAAACAAAAGAAAAAGCGTTATCTTTGTTTATTAAAGAGCTGCAAAAACCTCCACGCATGAGGAGTTTTACTAGTAAAAATAAAGTATTTTTGTGGAGTAATGAGCAGGGCCACATCATGGACTTACCAGTAATTGAGGAAATAACACTATGATAAAAGAACACTTACCCGTTGACCACAACGACACACACCACACGCACCCTAGAACGCTTTGGGAGGCTTTCCAGGGTAGAGGGGATATGTTCGTATCAGAACCCCTTATTTCCCCTGAAGATAAGCCCTTTGTTTACCAGCTGTGCGTTATAGCCCTAGTGTCCCTAGTGGTTTTCCTGATATGGGGTTGACAGACCCCAAGAGGGTTTGCTAAAGTCCCGTTTAATTCTGGTCGTGCGGAATATTGAAAGCCACTTGGAAAACTCTCCCTCCCTGTTATCAGGGGCACGACAGGGGGGGTTCTTTAAGTGGCTTTTTTTATTTCCGAGACTAGTCGTAAAACGGGGCTATGACCCAGCCCTTGAGAATGTAGGTTCGACAGACTCAGATAAACGTGGTGAACAGGGCGTGTATCTCCTGCGTAAGCTCGGGGTAGTGAAAACTCTGGAAGGGCAAAACCCCTTTAACCTAGATAAACGAGAGAACCGTCCCCAGTGGATAACCCTGTGGATAACTACCAGACATTTGGCTATGTCGGGTTAGTTAAACCGTGGCCCAAGTGAAAACGAGGCGCATATGCAAGTTTTAAAAATATTAAAGGAAAGACGGGGAGTCTTGAGAAATGCTTATAAACACTCTGGAGAAGCCAGTCACTTTTACCGACTACAAGAGCTTGAGTACCTGCTCAAGCGTATTGAACATGACCAAGACAGAGGCACATGTGCTACTGGATTGGGTGAAGACGGGCATGTCACTGCCGACAGAGGTAGTGACACAAGCCTTGCTGTTAACGGGTGACTTGCAGACGTATAGAAGCCCGTATAAGCCCTCTGGCGCTGCGCTAGGGGCTACGCTGGAGGGCTACGCTAGTAGACCCCTCGACAGGGGCTGTCTATCCTCAGTCCCTAGACCCTGTCTTGAGATGGGGTCAAGCGGAACCCCAAGAGAAGCGCAGACCCCTACATGATAAAGACCCCATGTTTTGAAAGGATATAAAAGATTAACTTGCATAGACTAATCATCTAACGTAAACTTCAACACATCTACACATGTAGATATTTTCCTAACCATCGAAAGGCTTAAACATGAAACTATGTAAAGACTGTAAGCATATTGTCGCTCCTGACAGTGCTGACAAAAGATATTCACGTTGCAACTATAACCAGAAAATCTCTATGGTGACTGGTGAACCTGAAGAGACAGAGCTTCTCTTTTGTTTTGTCTCTAGGGAGTCTATAGACCCCTTGAAGTGCGGTGCTGACGCACGTTTTTATGAGGAGAACACACATGTCTGACTTCACACCTGAAACTAGAAACTCTGCTATATGGTCTGGTGACTCCAGAAAGGTAGCAAATGGCAAGGCCAATGATGTCATCCTCACCAAGCTCGGTATCATGCCTATACCTGACCTGTCTGACATAGAAGCTGTCCAGATGGGGCATGTCATGGAACCCGTGATAGGTAGACTGGCTCAAGAGAAGCTCAAGACTGAGCTGGTCAAGATAGAAGAGTCCCTGACACACCCTAAAGAACCGTGGTTACGCTCTCATTTTGACTTTGCAGGGAAGATTGCAGGCAAGACTGTCCTGGTCGAGTGTAAGAACTATAACGCCCAAGTGCGTAATAAGTTCGAGGGCACAAATATACCTGCTGCGGATATGGCTCAACTTGTCCACGAGGCTTTAGTCTACGGGACTGACACCATGTACCTAGCTGTCCTCTTTGGAGGACAAGAGTTCTGGCTACAAGAGTTCCACATCACAGAAGAGATGAAGACAGAGCTACTCTGGAAGATGGCAGATGTCTGGGCTAGGGTGAAGACCAACGAACCCTACCCCCCAGAGTCTGTTGAACAAGCCAAGCTACTCTTCCCCGTATCCACTGAAGACCTTAAAACAGCCTCTAGGAGCGTAGAAGAGGCTTGTCAAGCCCTGAGTACCATCAAGGCCAATATCAAGGCTCTAGAAGCCCAAGAAGAGGCTCTACAGACCCTCATCACGGGTTATATGGGTGAATGTGGTGGACTGGCGACTATAGACGGCAAGACTTTGGCTACATGGAAGTCTGCCAAGGCCAGTGTCAAGTTTGACTCTAAGCTGTTTCAAGAGGCTATGCCAGACATTTATGAGCAGTTCAAGAGGCCAGTACCAGGCTCTAGAAGGTTCTTACTGAAATGAAACATAAACACGCAGACTTAATTCATGCTTGGGCTGATGGTGCTGTAATACAAGTTAAGGGCCAACATGATTGGATTGATTGCGCTAATCCTATGTGGCAATCCTTTGACGAATACAGAGTTAAACCAGAGCCTAAACCAGATGTTGTTCTTTACCCAAAATTTGTTTTTGATTATGTAAGGGATGAAGGCAAATGGTTTACTGGAAATAAATTAAAAATAACATTTGATGGCGAAACAGGAATGCTGAAAGGAGCAGAGGTGATATGAAGTCCGCATACCCTTATATCCACAGACATCCTACTACAGGCGTGACAGAGCTGGACAACGGCATGACACTGCGTGACTGGTTCGCTGGCATGGCTCTACAGGGCTTAATGCCAAACACCTTTAAAACACCCCCTGATGACTACCCAGATGGCTCACTAGCTGAGCTTTGGGCTGGTATGGCCTATGAAATGGCTGACGCAATGATGAAAGAAAGAGAGAACAAATATGAGTAATCTAGTACCTATAGGAGACATTCAGACGATGGCAGAGGTGGCTGCCAAGTCTAAGATGTTCGGCTTTAAGAACACAGAAGAAGCTATGGCGATTATGCTCTTGTGCCAGGCAGAGAACCTACACCCTGCTATAGCACTCAGGGATTTTCACGTGATACAGGGCAGACCAGCTCTCAAAGCAGATGCGATGTTAGCGAGGTTTCAGCAAGCTGGAGGTTCAGTCAATTGGAAGGTATATGAAGATGAGCAGGTCACGGGAGTATTTAGCCATCCGCAGGGAGGCTCACTTGAGGTCACGTGGACGCTTGCCAAGGCCAAGCTCATCGGTATCGCCAACAAAGACAACTGGCGAAACTACAGCCGTGCGATGCTCAGAGCGAGGTGTGTATCTGAGGGTATACGCTCGGTTTACCCAGGGTGTGTCGTGGGTGTCTACACTCCTGAAGAAGTCCAGGATTTCACGCCTCCCAGAGACATCACGCCTCCTGTACCACAGGCTCCAGTTGAGGTCATCCAAGAGGTGATAGAAGACGCAGATGGCGCTTTCAAGCTCTGGGTTCCCAACGCTGATAAACCCTACTCTACTCACCACACCCTAGAAGAGTGGATAGAGGGCTATGTCAGCATGGCAGTGCGCATCAATAGTTCACCCAAGTTTGACTTTGAGCAGAAACTAGAGAAACTGGCACAGTTGTCAGATTGCAACACCGAGTTTGTGATGACACTGACCTCTATAGAAAAGGCCAAGATTAAGGCTGCACTGGCAAGTGAGGGGGTGAATGTAGACCCAAAGCGAGAGCTGTCCCTGATACGTCCCGATTTGGAACACAGCGATACAGAATCTTGAAACACCTAGAGCACTCCCCTATCACGCCACAAGAAGCACTCAAAGAATACGGGAGTTTTAGGCTTGCAGCACATATTGAGGTTCTTAGAAAACAGGGACACAACATCAGTACAAAAATGGTTAGAGAGGGTGGGAAAGAATACGCTCGTTACACATTACACAGAAAGGAAACACAACATGGATAACAAGTTTGAAGAGAAACCAGGATACGCAATACTCTTTTACACAGCACCAGAGAATAAGAAGTTTGAGCAGTCACCAGACTTTGACGGCTCTATGATTCTCAAAATGGATTACAAAGCAGGGGAGCGTATCAAGATTGATGTCTGGCAGAAAGAGACACGCACTGGTAAACCTATGCTCTCAGTGAAAGAGAACACCTGGGCGAAAGAGAAGAACCTCCAGAAAGACCAACCTAAAGAGGTTACTCCTGGTTACAGACAGGCTCCTAGAACAGGTTACAGGAAGCGTGATGAGGACGATTTGCCATTCTGATGGCAAGTTCTCTGACACCCACACAGCGCACTCTAGCCTACTTGCGAGAGGAAGGTTATCTGTGCGCTATCGTGGAGAAGTGGAATCCACATGTCAAGATTAGACAGGACCTGTTTGGGTTTATCGACATCTTGGCGATTAAGAAGGGGGAGACTCTGGCGGTGCAGTGTACATCTACGGGTGTGGCTGCAAGGGTGAAGAAGATACAAGAGTCTGAATACCTAGCAAGGGTAAGGGAGGCAGGATGGAAGATTTACGTGATTGGATGGAGCAAGAACTCCAAGGGAAAGTACGTGATGAGACTCTTAGACATTTCATAGTGCTCGGTGCTGAGATGATGGCTAAGGCTTATAAACAAGGATTTGAAGACGGTATGTCTTACTTATCTCCAAGTGGGGGTGGTGCTTCTGGGCAACCCAGAGGTTAGGAACAGTGGCTGGCAGACCCGCTGATACCCCTCAGTCTGCCTATTTCCTAACTAACAAGGAGAAAACACATGAAATATCCATCTTATTGTTGCCAAAAATGTGGTGAATTGATTGGCTGGATTGGTCGTGTTATGCCTTTTCACAAATGCAAGGAGAAAAAACATGAATCCATTACCAACATATAAAGAAAATGGTGAGTTAGACACTAGGTTAAGAGTAGACCCTGTAACTGGGGATGTAGGGA